TTGGTGACACCATGCTTGGTGATCTGATTTTAGGAGAAGCTGTTGATTTAGTTTTTGAAGGTTCATCAGATGATGCACACGAAACTACATTAACAGTAGTTAATCCTACAGCAGATCGAACAATTACTATACCTAACGTAACAGGAACTGTCGTTACTACAGGTGATACCGGTACTGTTGCTAGAGCTATGATTGCTAATGATGCAATTAACGGTGATAAAATTAATGACGCTGTTATAAACTCCGAACATTATGTAGACGGGTCTATTGACCGTGTTCACTTAGCAGCAGATATTGTAGATGGTACAAAAATAGCAGATGATGTTATTAACTCTGAGCATTATGTAGCTGGTTCTATTGATAGAGAACACTTAGCAGCTGACATAGTGGATGGTACAAAGATAGCTGATGATGCTATCGGTAATGAGCATATAGCAACTGATGCAGTCAATGCAGATAGTGTAGCTAATAATGCAATAGATACTAATGCTATACAAAACTTAGCAGTTACTAATGGTAAAATAGCAGACAACGCTATAAGCCAAGCTAAGATGGCAGACGATTCTGTCGGTGCTGCTGAACTTATAGATAATGCTGTTGGTTCAGCTGCTCTCGCATCTAATGCTGTAACTAATGTTAAGATGGCCGACAGTTCTGTTGGTACATCTGAGTTAGTCAATCTAGCAGTAGTAGAAGGTAAGATAGCAGATAATGCTGTTACTATGGCTAAATTAGCCGGTGGTGCATTACCTACAGATATTACTGTAGCTAGTGCTAATATAGTTGACGGAACTATAGTAGAAGCTGACATAGCGGATGACGCTGTTACAGACGATAAAATAGCTACTGGTACGTTAGATGGTAGATATTATACAAAAACAAATGCTGAAAGTATATTTCTTAGACAAGACTCTTCAGAAACTATAGCTAGTGGTGTTACATGGTCTAGCACTGATTCTAAAGTAGCTACAACCGCTGCTATTGATGCAAGGATTATAGACCTAGTTGATGATGTTGGTGGTTTTGTACCCATAGCTAACGAGACCTCTTTCCCCACAGCTAACCCTGACGTAAACAATGGAGCTGGTACTCTTGTATCTATCAAAACTATAAGTAGTTCACGCACACCAAGCAGTGGTACAGTTACTATTGCAAACGGTGCTGGAACTGGAAATACTGTTACTATTACAGGCTGTGGATCTACAGTTCTTACAGCAGGCTTTGGTGTAATCGTAGAGACTACAACTACATTACATACATACGCATTTCACAGATTAGTACCTAAAGCAACAGAGGTCACAACTGTAGCTGCCAATGCTGTTAATATATCAGCAGCTGGAGCTAACGTAACTGATATCAATAACTTTGTAGATCGTTACCAAATCAGTACTTCCGCACCTACAACTAGATCTGATAGCTCATCATTACAAAATGGTGACTTATGGTTTGATAGCTCATCTAACAAAGTTATGATGGTCTATGATGGTACTTCTGGTGATGGCTTTAGTAATGTAACACCTAACGCATCTGATCTTGCTAATGTTAATATCGTAGCTGGACAGTTAACATTCCAAGAAGATTTAGGTCTAATTACAGAAGCTGTAGCAACAGGCACAGGTAATTCATCATTAAACACAGTAGCTGGTATAGCATCTAATGTAACAACAGTTGCAGGCATAGCTTCTAATGTTACTGCTGTGGCTGCTGATGCTACTGATATAGGTGCTGTAGCCGCTAAAGCAACAGAAATAGGTAGACTTGGTACAGCTGATGCTGTAGCTGATATGAATACTTTAGGTACTACAGCGATAGTATCTGACATGGATACACTAGCAGATATATCTAGTAATATAACTACAGTTGCTGGTATCTCAGCTAACGTAACTACAGTCGCTGGTAACTCATCTAATGTAACAACTGTAGCTAATAATATATCTAATGTAAATACAGTTGCAAACAACAACAGTAATGTGTCAACAGTTGGAGCAGCAGTAAATAATATTAACACAGTTGCTGGATCTATTTCAAATGTTAATACAGTTAATAACTCAATAGCTAATGTTAATACAACTGCTGGTAGTATTACAAATGTAAACACAGTAGCTAGCAATATGGCGGATGTAAATAACTTTGCAGCTCGTTATCGTATTGCATCTTCTGCTCCTACTTCTAGTCTTGATACTGGAGATTTATATTTTAACAGTTCAACAAATGAGTTGCAAGTTTACAATGGCTCTGCATGGCAGGGTGGTGTAACTGCTTTAAGTAATTTATTACGTAATGATGGTGATACAACAACCGGAAATATTATTTTTGGCGACAACGTAAAAGCTGTGTTTGGTACACACTCAGATCTTGAGATATATCACTCAGGAGGTCATTCAAGATTTGCTGATACAGGAACTGGAAAATTACAATTTGGTAGTGATACAGGAACTGAAATACTTACAGGTAATTTTGCAACACAAATTGCTTTATTTGACTCAACACAAATTTTATTAAAAGAAAATACAACAATAACAGGACTTCTTACAGCAACAACTATAGATGGAGCTGCTGGCAATAACTTACAACTCGACTTCGGAACAATCGCATAATGGCAAAATTATTAAAATTAAGACGAGGGACAACCTCGCAACATAGTAGCTTTACCGGAGCCGATGGCGAAGTTACTGTAGATACAAACAAGGAAACACTTGTTGTACATAACGGCTCACAAGCTGGTGGATTTCCACTTTTAAGACAAGATTTATCTAATTTACCAGCTGGAACAATAGATAACTCAGACGTTAACTCTTCTGCTGCAATAGCTGGAACTAAAATATCTCCTAACTTTGGATCACAGGTTGTACAGACAACAGGATCTTTTGGTTGTGGATCAGCAACAGTTGATAGACTTGTTGTTGAAGATGATGGATCAAGCAGCCCACTTGTATTAATTAAAGCTGATGATGGTAATCCTTGGGCTTTTCACGTAAGAAATGATAGTTTCTCAACCAGTGATACTGTTGGTTTCAGAATGTTCCAGCAAAATAATGGTACAATGGATCTGCGAACATCTGGTTCTGGTTCATTTCTTCCTGTGCAATTTAAACAAGATGACGCAAGTAGTACTAGAACTATTTGGGAATCAGATACTTCTGGAGCTTTTAAAGCGGGTTACGGTGGTACTACAAAGTTTCAAACCACAAATAATGGTGCAACTTTTACTGGAACAAGTGTAAATACTCTTACAATAGATGGAACTGGTAATCACGAATTATACTCATACCACGATAGCGGTGGTGTTGGTTGGGCTACTGGGGCTGGTGGTAGTTTTGGTGAATTACTGTATTTAGACGAAGGTAATAGTACACTTCGACTTTACACTGGTGGTAACGAAAGATTACGTGCCAAAGATGGCGGTGTAAAAGTAACAGGTCTTTTAGAAGTTAGTAGCAGCCTTAACCTGACTGGTACATTAACTGGTGACAGAGCTATATTTCAAGATGATGGTCAAGCCGGTCCTACTGTGTCTATTATGACTGATGATAATAGTCCTTGGGCACTTTCTATTGGTAACGATACATATTCAAATCAGAGCCATAAAGGCTTAATGTTTTACCAAAATAATAATGGTGATATGTATCAACATTATAGAGGTGATGGTGCTTATGAAGGTATTTATTTTCAAACCAGTAATGGTAGTCAAACTGAGAACTTTATGAGTGTTGATTCAACCAGAAGTGTACATTTAATGCATCAAGCTAACACTAAATTAAGTACAGCTTCAACTGGTGTGGTAGTTAACTCTACTAATGATTTTCGTATTGCTGCTGGTACTTGGGCTGGAGAATATAGTGGTGGTATAAAAATACAACCTGACCCAAGTAATAGTTATTTTCAGTTCCAAGGTGTTTTATTCTTTAGAGATGCGACTGGTGCTAACAGGTTTAACATACAACAAAATGGTATAGTTGGTGTCGGTAATCATATTAGACCCAGTGCAGATGCTTCATACGATTTAGGTAGCTCAACACATCGTTTTAGGGACGTTTACACTAATGACCTTCACTTATCTAACGAAGGACACTCTAATGATGTTGATGGTAGCTGGGGTAACTGGACAATACAGGAAGGAGAATCAGACTTGTTCTTAAAAAATAACCGTTCTGGTAAGAAGTACAAATTTAATTTAACGGAGGTATCATAATGGGACTTTATGTAGGGGGCACAGATAATGCCCACAAATTGGACGACTATGAAGAAGGTACATTTACACTAAGTATAACTGATACCAGTGGTAATAACGGATCTGGTGGTGGTGGAACAATGCACTATACAAAAATAGGTAGATGGGTCAACACTTGGGGTCAATCATCGTTTGGCTCTAACTCTGCTGGCAACTCTCAAGCTGCACTAAGCGGTTGGCCTTTTGCTTTAGGTTCACATAGTAGTAATGACGTCGGCATTTGGATGTGGAATAATGGCACTCGGTTGGAAAGTATGGAGGTAACTGTAGCATCTATGTCTGCCAGTACAACTAGCACTACATGGGGATTGTATGTTCACACATATAACGGTGCTCCATCAATAACCGGTAACCAGTGCGGCAATAGTACAAGAGTTAGTCTTGGTTATTCTTACGAAGCTTCATAGACCGAGCTACGTCTATAAACTAAGCCTAAACCTGTTTTAATCGGAGATTAATCCTAATGGCATTAGCCGAATCAATAGAATACGACAAGATAGAAGTTGTCGGACAACATAAAGCGGTTCAAGTCCGTAAAGCAACAGTCATCAAAAAAGATGGTGTTGAAATTTCAAGATCTTTTCATAGATATGTATTATGGCCCGGATCACTAGATGCTTCCGATGAATTAGTACCTACAGCTTTAACAAACGAGCCAGCTGAAGTATCAGCAATATGCAACGCAGTCTGGACTACAGATGTTAAAAATGCTTATAAAGCAGCACTAATCGCAGAGAAAGCTTAATAGTGGAAATACCCAGCATAGTAATACCACCTGTAAAAGATATCGAAACAATATCTATACCATTACCTACTGCTGACGTACCAAGTTATGTACCCTTGGTTGTACCTCCTAGTGATTTACAAGAACCAAAGGGTACAAAACCTGTAGAAACTGTGGACCCACCTAAACCAACTTTACCACCTCCTTTTCCACCTTACCCTTTACCATCGACTGAGGTGTTAGTTCCTACAGTTATTACAGCTGTTACAGCGGTAGCAGCTACGACTGTAGCCACACCTATTATACAAGATATTAAAGAAAGAATAACAAAGTTCTTAAATAATAAGATAAAGAAATGGAAAGAAAACCGGAAGAAAAAAAGGGACTCTTTACAAAACTCAAAGAAAACATAGATGACCATGATGAACAGATGCAAATACTAGGTGCAATGGTGCGTCTAGGTGTTGTTATCTGGTCAGGATTTATCATAACTCTTAATTATGTAGAGTTGCCTATGGTCAAAAAGTCTGGTGCTTCAGCGGATATCACTTTCGTAGCCAGCGTCTTTACGGGTGCACTTGCCACATTCGGTTTGACTACAGGAAACGGCAAAAAAGACAAAGAACAAAAACCAAAGACATGAAGAAACTGATTCTTCTCTTAGCATTGTTATCACCCGCAGTTGCAAGAGCTAATACTGTCACGCCCCAGTTTACTACAGGGTCGATGAATAGTACAACTACAACAACCCAAACGATAACTGAGGTCGAGCAACGTCAGGTTTTCGGTGCTGCCGTCAACACATGGAGCGGTAGTAATATTTCAGCAGCAGCTAGTGCTGGTATTGCTGGTGGAGATGCAGTATTTACTGT